TTGCTACAGCCGCCCGCGAGATATGCGGCCAGAACGCAGGATGGACAGTCACTCAAGGCAACGTCTTGGTTTGCAAGACAAAGCGCAACAAATCAACCGGACAAAAGGTACAGCTATGACCCCTTTTGAACTGATCTGCCTTGGCTGTCTATTCCTTGCCGTGTTCTGCGGAGTGAGTTGGATCATGGAAAAGATTGAAGTGACCAAGTACCTGAGCGACGAAGAAATCGAGCAGCGCATTCGTGAAGTGAACAAAGCACTCGAAAACCGCCCAAGAGTTAGGGCAATAACTGAAATCAAGGGGGAATGAAATGGAAGTCGAAATGATTGAACAACCCGGAATTGTTGAGTACAGCAAGACCGAAGCAGCGTTGGCAGATTTGCGTGAACGCATGGCCAACGTCGAATATGACGTGACAACAGTAAAGGGCATGGACATTGCCAAGAAGGACCGCGCAGAGGTCCGTGGACTGCGCACCGGACTGGAAGCCATGCGCAAGCAGATCAAGGCTCCAGCACTGGCGCACTGCCAACTGATTGATGCAGAAGCAAAGCGTATTACCGCCGAACTGCTCAAGCTGGAAGAACCAATCGACGCCCAGATCAAGGCACGCGAACTGGCCCTGGAAGCAGAAAAGCAAGCCCGTGAACTGGCAGAGCGCCAGCGCATTACCGCCATCCATGAGCGCATTGCATCCATTACCAGCTATCACGCATTGGCCCTTGAATGCAGGACCGCCGACCGGGTTCATATCCTGCTCGAAAAGATGGAGGCTGCGTGGGTTGCGTTTGACCACGAAACAGACTTCGCAGAGTTTGGAGCAGAAGCCCAATCAGCCTACATCGCTACCAGCGCATCCCTTGCTGCAATCATCGAGCAGAAGCGCATTGAAGATGCAGAGCGGGCAGCAGTCAAGGCAGCGCAGGCAGCAGAAGCCGCACGACTGGCAGACGAAAAAGCCGCCACAGAAGCAGCCTCCAAAAAGCTGGCTGACGAGCGCAAAGCATTTGCAGCCGAACAGGCCGCGTTCCGTGCCACGCAAGCAGCAGCACAAGCATCAGCAAAGGCAGAGCGCGAAGCCGCAGAGCGGGCAGCAGCAGAGCAGAAGGCCAAAGACGAAGCCGATGCCGCTGCGCGTGAACTTGAAGCCTATGCAGCCGCCATTTCTGCGCCGGTTGCTGATGTTCAGGTTGATGTTGCGACGGTTGAACCTGCTCCAGTGTTTGCGGACACGGTTGTATCAGTAACCGCGCCACGCCCAAGAGACAAGGACATGGTGAACGCCGTAGCCGACGCTTTCAATGTTGACTACATCACAGCATTGGACTGGATGGAGTCGATTGATTTCCACGAACTGAACCGCTAATCAATGGGTTCATACGACACGCGTTCTGCTGGATTTTACAAGTGCAAGCAATGCACCTTTTCAAGCTATTCAGAGCGCGGACTTGACCAACATACAAACCGAAAGCACACCATGAACACAGAACTGTCTACAGCCGTCACCACCGATGTGACCGCACCAGCCCGAGCAAGCGCCTATCAACTGATGATGAACCCGGAGAGCATGGATCGCATCATGCGTATGGCCGACATGATGGCAAGCGGTAAAAGCACCATCCCTGCCCACCTACAAAAGAACCCTGCCGATTGCATGGCCGTGGTGATCCAGGCAATGCAATGGGGCATGCTTCCTCACGTAGTCGCACAAAAGACCCATGTGGTGAACGGGACACTTGGATACGAGGCCCAGCTTGTGAATGCAGTCATCCAAGAGTCCGGGGCTATAACCGGTCGGTTCCACTACGAGTACCGTGGCGAATCTCCACAAATGCAATGCCGAGTCGGCGCAGTAATTCGCGGAGAGAAAGAAATCACTTGGGGCGAATGGCTGAATGAGGCCAAAGTCACTACCAAAAACAGCCCTCTCTGGAAAACAAATCCAAAGCAGCAAATGGGATACCTGCAAGTCAAGAATTGGGCGCGTGCATACGCACCAGGAGCAATCCTTGGGGTCTACACGCCGGACGAGTTCGATATGCCTCCACCGCTCAACATGGGGGCGGCAGAGATAGTGAAAGAGGAAATCCCGCAAGCCCTGTTTGATGAAGCAGAAGCAGCGGCAAAAGCCGGGGTTGCCAGCTACCAGAAATTCTGGGCAGCAACTGGGAAAGTTAACCGCAAGCTGCTCGATGCAGAACACGCTGAATTCAAGGCCATCGCATCGGAAGCGGACCAGTCGCGTACGGTGGACACCACCAAGACCCAGACCAACAAGGAAACCGGCGAAGTCACTGTAACGTTTGAGCAAGTCATTGCCAAACTGAACAAGGCCACCAGCGAAGACGCGCTTTACATCGCCATGGACTGGGGTAACGCCATGGACGACCAGAGCCGCATGGGTGAAGTTGAAGCGCACTTCAATGAACGTCTTGCAGCAATCAAAGGGGAATGAAATGGGCTTCAAATTTCACACAGCAGAGCAAGGCAGCGAAGAATGGTTCGAGATTCGTCGTGGCCGGATAACAGGCTCCAAGTTCAAAGACGCACGGGACAAGCTCAAGAGCGGGAAGCCTTCGCAAAAGGCCACCCTCTACGCGCGCAACGTGGCCCGTGAGCGTTTCGGCGGCAAGGCAGAAGGCGTGTACCAGAACGCAGCCATGAAGTTCGGCACTGAGCAGGAGCCATTTGCCCGCCAAGCCTACGAAACAACCACCGGGTATCTGGTGCAAGAAGCAGGGTTCGCCTACACAGATTGCGGATTCTTTGGCCTGAGTGTTGATGGTCTTGTTGGTGACTGCGGTGTGATTGAGATTAAAACCATGGTCGGAAGCGATAACCTATTTGAAACTGTGGTTGAAGAAGATTACAGCGCCTACATGGATCAGTGCCTGGGCTACCTGCTGTTCCTTGATCGCCAATGGGTAGATTTGGTGTTGTGGACCCCTGATCTTGAGGACAAGGGCCTTGGCCTGGTGATTCACCGCATCAACCGCGCAGACCACCTGAAAGAAATTGCGGAATTGAAAACGGATCTTGATGCCTTCGCGCTGGTCGTGCGTCAGTACGAATCCGAGCTGCGCAAGAGGGCCGCAGCAAATATTGATTTACTCAAACTAGCCGCTTAGGCAGAAAGAAAACCATGTACACATTGAACAAAGAAGGTGCAGAAGCAGCACGCAAGGCAGACGCTGGAGGCGGAGCTATCAAGGAAATGGGTAAGTACGTTGGCGCGTTCACTCAGGCCAAGAACGTGACCACAAAGAAGGGCGGCAAGGGAATTGAATTTGTATTCAAGTCCAACACGGGTCAAACGGCAAAGTTTGCGATCTACACAGTTAGCGCAACTGGCGAACAGTACCAGGGCTATGAGGCTTTGATGGCAATCATGACATGCATGGGCTTGAGAAACATCAGCCCGGTAGATGGAATTGCTCTGAAATACGACTATGACCAGCGCAAAGACGTTGAAGAAGAAGCATCCATATTTCCAGAACTTTGCAAGCCAATTGGCGTACTGCTGGAAACGGAAGATTACGAAAAGCAGAATGGCAATGTGGCAACACGAATGGTTCTGAAAAATGTGTTCCGAGCATCAGACGAACTCACCGCAAGCGAGATCCTTGACCGCAAGACTCAACCACTACAACTGGTCCGCATGGTTGAAGGATTGCGCCATCGTCCTGTGAAAAATCAGACTGCACCGCAGCAGCAATACCAACATACTGAACCAACCAGGACCGCACCGGCAGCACCATCAAGCGGGTTTGACGACATGGATGATGACATTCCCTTTGTCACTGCGTCCATGCACTACGACATGACAACCAGCAAGCAACGCAAGCTGGGTCGGTACGACTATTGATTTACGGGGGAAAGCTAATTCTGGTCGCCCAATGCGGCGCAATAAGACGGTATCCCGGAAGCCCGCTCTCCCAGTTTGGCGAGTACCCCACCCCTTATTTGTACAAATAGAGAGAGAAATGAACACAAAAAGTCCGAAATTCCTCAAGCCTCACGAGGGGCTTACAGCGACCCAGCGCAAGAGCCTTGGTCTTGAGAAAGTCCCTCCACGCATCCGGCAAGCAGGCGAAGCAATGCAAATCACCTACTGCAACGCATCAACAAAGGGCCGGTACGTGGCTGGATTTGGCGACTCCTATCAGCATGTCCGAACCGGGTCAGATCACGCCATGGCAATCAAAAGCATCGGATTCAGAACATGAAGAACACTCTGAGAAATTGTGAATGAGCTTCATTTATTCGCAGGCGCTGGTGGTGGAATACTCGCGGGCCAACAGCTCGGGCACCGATGCGTTGCCGCTGTTGAGTGGGAGCCATACGCCCAAGCCGTGCTTGTGGCACGACAAAACGATGGAACCTTCCCGCCTTTCCCGATTTGGGATGACGTGCAAACCTTTGATGGACGACCATGGCGCGGCATTGTTGACATCGTGGCTGGCGGCTTTCCGTGTCAAGACATCAGCGTTGCCGGAAACGGCGCAGGACTTGACGGAGAACGCAGCGGCATGTGGCACCACATGGCCCGCATCATTGGCGAAGTTAGACCGCGCTACGTCCTCGTGGAGAACAGCCCAGCTCTCACTTCTCGGGGACTTGGAAGAGTTCTCGGAGACTTGGCCGCGATGGGGTTTGATGCGCAATGGGGAGTGCTGGGAGCGTCAGACGTTGGTGCCCCGCACAAACGAGAGCGCATCTGGATTGTGGCCGACGCCGGTAAAAACAGACGGCTTTGCGGTGGGATGGTGCAAAACGTCAATCGAACGGAAGGAGAGGGGCGAGAGCAGGCCGTCAGGGGCAAAGATTGGCTCGGGACTCAGATACTTCAGGCGAACAGAGAAATACCTGAGCAATGGCTATCCGAACCCGATGTTAACGGAATGGCTGATGGGGTGGCCCACCAGGTACACCGACTTGCAGCCATTGGAAACGGACAAGTTCCAAGAGTGGCAGCAACAGCATTCCATTTATTGAGCAAACCAATATGAAGAACACTATCAACGCAAACCGCCTGCGCTCTGCTGAAATCACCGCCATTCTGGCCGAGCAAAAGCGGGACTACTTTGTCCATGGCATCGAGCAGCCAATGGAAATCCGGGTCACGCTGGAAGCCGAACTCGCGCGACTGCGCTTTGAAACCTTGAAGCTGGTTGATGCCGAAAACGCCAATAAGGCACGTATCAGGCAGATTCGCGGCGAAATTCTGAAAGCCGAACTGATTTCCCTTGGGCATCCAGACCTCATTGCCCACTGCAATCGTATTGCGGAAGAACAAATTCTTAACCCTTCAACTTGAAAAACATCATGGAAATCACTTTCAAACTCGATAGCCTGTCCGAAATAGGACAGTTGCGCGACTATCTCAACTCTCTGAACGCTTCGGACATGAGAGCAAACGTCCTTGTGAACTCGCCGATTGATGGGCTTTATCTCACGATTCGCTCAAGAAATTGCCTGCTTGCCGAAGGAATCAAAACCATCGGGCAGTTGATTACATGGAGTGAGGGCGCTTTAATCAAGACTCCGAATCTCGGTCGCAAATCACTGCATGAAATCAAAGATGCACTTGCCAAATTGGGCTTGTCATTTGAACCAGTGGAAAGCGCGACTTGCGAATTTACGCCATTTTCACCCGCACCATGAACATCGCAGAAACCATCAAAACCCCGCGTCACCATGACGCAAACCGACCCTTTGGAAAAGCACCCATGACGAAACAACCCGTGAAACCAACAGACCCAAGCACCCTGACAATCTGCAATGACCCGCTTCCATCGCACAGGGCAAGCCCCGTGAACAAGTACACCGAGAAGCTCAAGGCTATGAAGATGGGCCAGTGCATCAAGTGCTTACCAGAGGAAGTAGGCCGCGTCCAGGGTGCAATGCGCAAGTACGTCGAACTCCACAAGATCAATGCGACCGTTCGCACGATCAAGAACTATGGCGACGGGTTCGGTCGTGTTTGGATGTTGTCGATTGAGAAGAAATTGAAGGTGGCGGCGTGAAACTCGATACAGCAACCATCAAAACAGCCGGTCAAGACCTGACCTACTTCTGTCACGGTCAAGCCAAGGAAAACGGATGGTGGACTGATATGGCCACCGGCCCCGCATGGCTCTAGTTTACGTCAGCGCGGCCAGGCATCCATCAAGGTTTTGACATCGCCGGCGTGCCCATCAGCAACTTCCGCCAGGCTTCTATAGCTCTCGCTGCACTGACCGAGTACGACTCGCTCGGCATCGGCTGCGACAAGGCAGGCGGCGTGGGAGGTTTCTGCACTTCGCATGGCGGCGTCGGCGGCGTCGTGCAGGCTGACAAGAGCAGCGCGAGCGCCATCAGCATCCCTGCGCATAGTAGCCACCCGAGCCGCAGCCGCGCTCTGTGCTGCGATGACCGCCTCAGATTGCCGAATAGCTGCCGCTGCCGCGCGTTGCTGGTCAGCCAGTTTCTGTTGTTCATGTGCTGCCTCTCGGGCGCCGTAGCGCCAAGTTTGGATCTGCCATGCGCTGCCAAAGCCCGCAAGGGCGACAACGGCTGCTGCGATGAGTTGGGGTGTCATTTATCAGCCAGCGCGCTGGTTGTGAGCTCGCGCAGGCCGACCATGAGCACTGGCCACATGACAACCGCCATGGTGCGGATCGACTCTGGCAGGTACAGGCTGAAGATGCCCGAGTTGTGCTCGATGACCATGAGCAGTGCGCCGATGATGGCGGCCCAATATGTTTTGGAGCGCAGCCGCTTGAGTATTGCTTGTGTCATACAAATTGCCTCGTACCAATAGAGTCGACCACCAGCACCTGGTGGCGGGGGTTTTCATCGGCAAAGCTGATGTGTACCCAGCCGTTTGAGGCGGGGTATTCCAGGATGAGCTGGTCAAATTCGATGCCCGAGCGGACCAGGGTGCGCACGATCTGCGTCGGGCTGCCATACGTTGGGCTGATGAAGTCGACGGCACGGCCCTTGGGGGGGTCTTTGCCGAGCAGGTAGTCGGCCCACGATGAGGCGTCCACCGCATAGCCACGGCGGCTGCACCAGGTGCGGTAGGAAGACTCGCACAGCACCCGCTCCAGCTGGGGGCAACGGTAGCCACTGCTGATGCGCACGGCGTTGGCGTTGAGGTGCTGGCGCACACGCTCCAGGCCGTTGGCAGTGGTGCGCAAATTCTCCACCACGTCAGGGCCGGGGGTGTTGTTCAGGCCCAGCCTGGTAGCGGTGGAGCTGAAACACAGTTCAGCCAGGCTGAAGTGGGGGCTTAGTTGCGTCACTTGTCCACCTTGCTGTCCAACTTCGCCTCAATCTTGTCGAGCTTGGCAAACAGAGCAGAACTCAGCTTGTCCAGGTCTTCGCGCTTGACGTACGAGCCAGCAACCAGCACCTCCACGCTTTGCACTTTGATAGTCAGCTCGTGATCCGCCTTTTGCAGGGCCTCCATGCTGGCCTTGAGTGAGTTCAGCACCCACCCGCCTAAAAAGCCAATCAGGGTGATAGCAATGTTGAACATCATTTGAAAGTCGTCCGTCATGCCAGCACCTCCGCCGATCGCCCAGCGGCAAGCAGGCCAGCGGCTTCCAGCGCGTTGACGCCATCCACCGTGTCAGGGTCTGCCAGATCAATGTCACTGGCCGCGTCCATCAGGCGGATGTAGTCATCCACGATGGGCGACACCTTGGCCGCCTCGCGCACAGCCACCCGCTCGGCCTGCGTGAACCGCTTCAGGTATTGCACTTTGCTGATGATCTTCGGCAGCACCACGGGCGCAGGCGGCGCAAACGTGTTGCCGTCATATGTCCAGCCGGGGCCAGCATCGCCGCAGGCAATCCACTCGCCGTTGATTCCGTCTGGGTCTGTTTCGGATTCGATGACGAGGGATACGGTGTTGTCCACCAGTTGTGCGAAACGTGTCATGTTTTATGCTCCAAAGTCCCAGATTTCGATATACCCACCGCGCCCTGCGGCATTGATGCCGCCACCTGCGCCATAAGCAGTGGCTGCTGGCATGTTGCCGGTGGTGCCACCCTTGCCGTAAAAAGAATCGCCCCCCGAACCGTTGCCTTGCCCGTTTCCGGGAATTTGTGCCGACATAGGGGACACGGAAAAAGTGTTAAAACCGTCGACTGCATAAGGGAAACCAACTTGCTTACCGGGTGCAGATGCGCTCTCCGCGCCTTGCCCACCGGAAACACCATTTAGCACCCCAGGGACTGTCACCGTTGCTTTGGAGGCATCTACGTTGCCTACCGAAATGCCCAACATTCCACCACACCCCGGTAGCGGCGCACCAGTGGGGGCGGTTCCAGGGTTTGCTGTGGTGGCACCAAAAGATGACAATCCACCCGCTACCCCCACGCCGCCGCCAGCGCCTACGACATAGGCAAGGCCAGCGATTGGCACACGGACAACGACCTCTACGAACGCACCACCACCACCGGCAACCGCAGCTGCTGCCCCGCCACTGCCAGCGGCTTGTAGGCGCACCAAACACCGCGCATTGTTTTCGGTGGGTACATAGGTGCCGGTGCCGCTGGTGTAGGCGGTGATTAGCTTGGGCTTGGCGCCAGCAAGGCCAAAAAGTTCATTCATGCTCATGGTCTAAACCCACCCGTCGGTGGCTCCGTTGTCTGTAAGGGTTGCTGAGAATGGCGCATCAATGGTTTGCGAGCCCGATGCGCCGCGCGTTTTGTCGGACCCGGCAGGTGCAAACACTGCACCCGTGACGCCTGGAAGCACCACCACGCCAAACTGTTTGCCGTTGCCACTGATGGCGGGCGCGGTCAGCGTGCAGGCGCCATAGAACACATACGTGCGCCAGGGCTGCGCCGTGGTGTTGCTGTTGATGCGGATGATGGGCCACGCGCCGCCACACACTTGCCAGTCTGCAGACACGCCTGGCTGCGACGCGGTTACATCGGCCAGGTTGTTGAGCAGCGCCCAGAATGCCCCGTTGTGAAACACGCTGGCAGGCTTGGCCATGGCGCCGGTCAGGGCGGACCAATTGCCCTTGAAGTTGGCCAGGGCGGCGGTGTTGGCCTCTGACCCAGCGGCAGCGGTCATGCTGGCGGCTGCGCTGCCAGAGCTGGCAAATGCATCGTCCGCATTGTCTTTGGCCACCTGAGCCAGCGCCAGGGCGCCGGGTGCCAGGTCTTCTTTTTCCCAGCGCAAATGCTCAATCTTGCGGGCGCTGAAGGTAGCGCGGTCTGCCGGATCTGCCAAGGGCAGCGCCGGGCTGGGCACGGATACGGGTGTGGGGCGGGTCATATCATTCCTCTGACGGATAGGGAAAGGGTGCAAATGTCGCCATCGGTCACGTCGCCGGTGAGCAGGCCAAATGCGTTCAGGAAGTCGTGGCTGAGGTCATCGGAAATGAGCACGGCAACGGGGGTGCCCAGCAGGTCATAGATGACGTCAAGCACGGCCTTGGCCTCGGTGGCGGTCAGCATGGCGCACTGGCCATCAATGTTTTTTGCGGCTAGGCCTTTTTTGATCACGACCTCGCCCGTGTCGGGGTCGAGCTTGATGCGGCTGTAGTCAACCGGACTGGCCTTAAAGCCTTTTTGCGGCAGGCCAAGGTCATTGAAATTGCCAAACACCAGAATGCCGATCTCTGCCCACCCGGTTACGGTGCTTGGCGTGAGGGTGATTTCAACCTGCGAATCATCGGGCAGCCAGTCTTTCATGCGCAGGGCGTCTTGCTGCCTGGGTACGCCGTACCAAAACTCCCACTCCAGGTCGCCGCTGAGGTACATGCTCAGGCTGGAGGTGATGTCAATGTCGGCAATGCCGCTGGCGGCGTTTTTGCGCACCACGCGAACCGAGTCGCCCACCAGGCCAAACATGTTGAGGCCGGTGATGATGCCGGGATTGACCGTGAGCGTGAGCGTTCCATTTTTGCGGATGGCGGTGCTGCGGTACAGGTCATTCCAGGCCCACAGGTTGCTGGGGCGGGTGTCTTCCCAGCGCAGCGGGGTGGACTCTGGCAGGCCCGCGTCAACCCCACTGGCTATTGCTGTGTAGACCCGGTGGGTGGTGGTGCGCACGACCTCGTTGCCAATGGCATAGGTGGTGAGTGCATTCCATGCCACTTCGCCGGTTGATGTGTCGGGCTCGGCCACGTTGCTCGCGGTGAGCATCGCGCTGGTGATGGTGATGGGGGATAGGACTTGTGCTTTCATGGCTGTTACACCGCCTCAATCGCAAGGGGGTTTTGTCCGTTGGCAGCACCGTCCAGCACTTGTGCCATCTTTTTTCCGCTGCTTGCGCTGCTGCCGGTGTAGGCCTTGATGGCGGCCAGCTCAGCCTTCAGCTCGGCCACGGCCTGCAGCAGGGCCTCTGTGTCTTGCCCGCCCAGCATGGCGCGGGTGTCTTGCGCGGTGTAGATGCGAGCAGTTGGCATGTTGACCAGCTCAGGGCCTTGCTCGCCCACCAGGGCCCAGCCGCCGGCGTGCAGGCCACCGCTGGCAAATGCGGGCACGCTGATGTTGCGCCCCACCGATGCAATGCCTGCCACGGCGCCCAGCGTTTCCACAATGCGGGCGGTAAACACGGCCTGCTGCACGCTGCTGGTGGCCTGGGCCTTGTTGGCATCGGCCAGGCTCTTGGCCAGGGCGGGCAGGTCTTGCGCGGCGCCCACGTCACCGGCTTTGGCTTGCGCTACCTCGATGGCAAACTGCGCCTGCAGCTTGGCAAAGCTGTTGACGCCTTCGCCAACCAGTGCGGTGCGCAGGTCGCCCATGGTTTGCACAATGGCGGCGGTGGCCTCTTGCCAGGCGGTCAGGGCGGCGTCTTGCACCGGGGCACCACCGCCACCACCACCACCAGTTGAACCGGCGGGTGCGGCGGGTGCGGCCACAGCCTTGGCGGCGTCGGCAAAGGCGGGCACGTAGGCGGTGAGCGCGTTGGCGGCGGCCACAATGGCTGCGTATTGCTTGTCGCCGGTGGCGGTGCCAACGCCCCTGGCGTATTGGTCAACCACGGCGCGGATCTGCTCGCGGCTGGCGTTGGCCACATCCTCGGCGGTGAAGCCGGTAATGCCCGCTGCGCCCAGGCTGGTGACCACGTTGCCCACGGTGTTGGCCTTTTGCTCGGCGGCGGTGTAATAGTTGTTGTACAGCGCCGCCGTTTGGGCCTGCATGTTTTGCAGGCTGCCAAAGGCCTGGGCCAGGCCTGAGGCTGCAGCGGCACCGGCCACGCTCACGTCCATCAGGGTGTAGCCCAGCGCACCAAATGCGCTGTTGACTCCCGCCAGGTCAGTGGACAGGCGCGCCACGGTGGCGGCAGTTGTCTCGCCGTCGCGGGCAAAGGCGCTGACGGCATCGGTGTAAGCGGCGGCGCTTTGGTCAGCGGCAAACTTGGCCAGCTCGGCATCGATTGCGGCTTTTTGGCCTGCGGCATCGAGGCCGGTCAGGTTGACTTCAATATTTTTTGTGAATCCGTCGATCGCGGTGGATGTGAGGCCAAGCGACTTGCCATACTCGCGGTTGGCGGCAGTGATGGCCTGGACGTTGAGGCCGATGTAATCAGCCACGCGCTGGTCGGCCACGCCCCAATCCCGGTTGGTTGTGGTGCCACCGCCAAACAACCCACCCGTTTGCTCAAATTCATTGAACGTCCCAACGCTGCCAGATGGCAGGCCGGTGGAGCCTCCGATTGTGGCGGTGATGCCGTTGCCCTTTGACTCGACTTTGTACTTCATCAATTCGGCAGCTACCAGTGCCGCGACGATATATGGGCCAGCGGCAGCGGCTCCCGCAGCAAAACTACTTGCCGTTGCACCCGCCGCCGTAAGGCTACCGGCCTGCACGGCCGCTTCCGCGCCGATCACTGCACTAGCCGAGTAGCCAGCGGCGGCAGATGGAACGGCCAGGGCGACTGGTGTAGACAACCCCAACGCCGCTCCAGCGCCCGACAGCGCAAACGCATTGGTGGCACCTACAAGCCCAGACATTCCACCGACTGCGTTGCCGATGGTGCCAATGTTTCCGATAGCGCCTGCAGCCCCGCCGGCAGTACCGGGCGCACCACCCGTGAGTGATGCGTACACGTTAAACACCAGCGGCTTGATGGTGGCCTCATACACGGCGCTGAGTAGCGCCTTTTTGAGCGTGTCGCCAATGATCTTGGCTGCGCTGCCGCCGTTGGTGGCCCAGCTGGTGAAGACGTCGCGGGCAATGTTGTCGGTTTCTTGCCAGCCGCGCTTCCATTCGTCTGCGGCGGCTTTGGCGGCCTCTACGCCTGCCTCTTTCATGGCCCCGGTGCGCACCAGGGCAGCACGGTCACGGTATTCTTTTGCCTCGGCTTTGATGCTGGCTGCCAGCTCGCCGCTCAGGTCAATCTCTTTGGCGGCCATGATGGTGCGCTCTTTGGCAACGGCCATTTCTTCCAGGCGGGTGGCAGTAAGCTCTGCCACGGCCTTGGTGGTGAGGCCAATGGCGGCCACGCGCTCGCGCTCTTTGCGGGTTTCGTCTTCGGCGGTGCTGGTGCGCTTTTGCTGCGCCTCTATGGTGTCGGCCAGCTTGCCCATAGACTCTAGGGCAATATTGGCCTCATAGGCCGCGCGCACCATGTCATTCATGGCCGGGTTGGTCTTTTCGTTGATGGCGGCGGCGGTGCTTTCCATGTAGCGCGCCAGGTCAGCCTCAGACTTGCTCAGATCTAGATTCTTGGCCACCAGGTCATCGCGCACCTTGCCTGCAGCCTCGTAGGCCTTGGCCCACTCTTTTGCAGCGTCTTGCTCGGCGGCAAAGGCGTTGCCGGTTTCCTTGGGGGCTTTAGCGCCACCACCACCCAGCAAGCCGTTGGCCCTTTTCAAGGGTGGTGTTACTCCGGTTGGCTTTTCGCCCTCACCTTTTTTCATGTCGTCTGCCACGCCCTGCAGCAGAGCGCGGTAGGCCATGGTGGTTTTAATTTCGGCGTTGACGGCGGCCAGGGCATCCTCGCGGCTTTTGATGTAGGCGGCGTTGCCCGTGGCGCGGGCTACGCCGAGGGACTTTTCCAGCGACAGCATGAGCTCGGTCTGCTCTACCAGGGCTTTGTCGTTTTTGTATTGGTCGTTGCCCCACAGGCGGGTTTGTATGCCGGCGTACACGGCGGCAAATGCACCGCCCTCCACCGCTGCGTCGGCCATGGCCTTTGCCACCTCGGACCAGCTTTTTACAAAGTCTGACCCCAGCGTAACCATGAGGCCCTGGCTGGATAACTGAATCTTGCGCAGGTTGTCATTAAATTCTTCGGCGTTTTTGGCAAAGTCTGCGCCGATGACGATGCCGAGTTTTTGCGCTTCGTCACCCATATCGCCCAGGCCTTTGGCGCCGGTATTGACCAGCGGCACCAGATCGGCAAAGCCTTTGCCCATCAGCTCGGAGCCGACGTTGATTTTTTCGGCCCCGTCGGCACTTTGCGCCATGGATTCCGACAGGTTTTTAAACACTTTGTCAGCCGACAGGGTGCTGCCCGCTGCGTCTTTGATGCTGACGCCCAGGGCGTTGAATATGGCGGCCTTGTCTTTGTTGCCACCAGCGGCCTCGGCAATGCTGATATTGAGCTTGCGCATGCCTGCGGCCAGGCTCTCGGTGGAGACGTCGGCCAGGCCTGCGGCGTAGTTGAGTTTGGAAAAGTCTTCAACGGCAATGCCGGTTTTCTGGCTGAGCTTGTTAAAGCTGTCGGCCAGGTCGATGGTGTCTTTGATCTTGCTGGCAAGGCTCATGACCGACAGGCCCGCCACGGCGGCGCTGCCCAGCGCGGCGAAGCTGCTGCCCAGCGCGGCGAAGCTGCTGCCAGCCGAGGCCACTGCCCCCTGCAGCTTGCCTGCCTCGGCGGCTACCTTGCCGAAGACGCCAGAGGCCTCGTCGGTGGCCCTGATTTTGATGCCTACATTAGCCATATGCTTTTATCGTCCTGGTGGTTGCGGGTTGGCCTTTTGGGCTTTTTCTGCCCATGCTTCAAGCGTGGCGGCCTGAGCGGCGCGGATGCCGGCCCAGATGTCTTTGCGCTCGTCACCGGTGATGCCTTCCTCGTCAAGGTAGGCGCGCACGCCAGCCAGATCGAGCCAGGCTGTGCCGCCCATGCCAGGGCTGCGCCACTCGGTTTGCACGTCGCACCAGCAGTCCCACGCACGCACGTTGCATGGCCAGAGGTACAAAACCTCATCGCCCGACGGTGCAGCCTCAGCCAGGTGCTTTTGAATGGAAGCCAGCCAGGCCGGTTGGCTGGGCGCTGTGGCTGCATCATTGGGCGATGGTTGGCTGGCGATTGCACGGGCGAGCGCTGCTAGTTTTTTGCGCGGGCGCCGGTTTGCTCGCGATAGCACTTGTACGCAAGGAAGAGCACACCGGGGATTTTGCAAAGCTCTCGGAAAGCGTCCTCCGAATAGGGCAGCGGCTTGTCGTCTGCATCGCGCACGCCAGACCAGCCTTTGTTGACCTCCAGCATGAAGGCCATGATGGCGGGGGCGGTGTAGTCGCCATTCAATTTGGCATCGACATCGTCTCCGCTAAGGCGGGTAGCCGTGAGGGAAAAGTCAAACGCCTGGGGGTTGCCTGCAGCGTCGTTGATGACGCCATCAACCTTGAAGCCTGCGATGTCTGAAACGGTGATTTTGATTGCCACAATGTGCCCGATCTATATAACAGCCCGAGTAAAAAGGGGCGCACGGCGTGCCAGGCTCGGGCAAAACCGCAGCAGGTGGAAAATGAAAGTAAAACCACCCTGCCGTGCGCTTAACACCTACGATGCGTAGACGGTGGGGAGGTTTTGCGCCTCGATGGCCATCTTCATCTGCACCACACCCTGGGCCTGGCCTGTGGGCACACCGGCAGCGGATGCGTAGCCCGTGAGCACCATCTTGGCGCCAGTGCCAAAGCGCAGGCGTATGGCACGCTTGGTTTTGGACTTGTGGGCCTTGTTGAGCTCGATGAAGCCGGGGTCTGTCAGATCGAAGATGTTGTCCATGGCCAGGGACATTGGCGAGACGATGGTGGGCACACGTTTGCGCACCAGGTCGTGGATGGTGGTGACGTCGGCGAATTCGGTGTCGCCACCCGACACTGCAATATTCTGCGCAATGGTCAAAGACGCGCCAAAGGTGATGACCTGAAAGCTGCCACTGACAAAGGTCTGGTAATCCGTGGTGTCTTCGCCTTCGAGCTCGAAGGTGTTGGCAGCGCCGTTGACGCTGGCAATGCGGAACACGCGGTCGCCCACTTCGCTCATGCCGTTGGCGGTCAGGGCGATGTAGTCGCCATTGGCAGGGTCTACTCCACCGGAGTAGCTGACAACGCCGGTGGCGGCCTTGCTGATGTTGGTGATGGTGATGGCGGCTGCCAGGGCGGTTTGTACGTCAACGCCAACGTTTGTCCAGAAAATGGGGGTCATGATGAATGTCCTTCAGGTTGGTAAAAGTGAACCCGCCGCCGTGGCGTGCCGGATTTGATAAGTGAGGGTGACGCAGGCGGTGTTGTCGCCGTCCACATCAAAGTCATAAGCCACTGTGCTGAGGGTGAGGTCGCCAACCAGGCCGCCCAGGCTGCGGTTTTGATACAGCCGGGTGGCTGCGTCTTGCAGCAGGGTGTCGACCGCAACGTCTGGCGAAACAGAGGCGCCCGATCTGGCATAGCACTCCACCGTGACCGATGTAGCCCAAATGCCGACCACGCCCTGCCCCACACTGGTGTCAGCCTCTGCACCCAGGGGGCGCACCACGATGGCAGTGGCGCTCTCTTTGGCGATCGGGCGCAAGCGCACCCGGTCAACCTGTGCCGACACGGCAGGCGCGGCCTGCAGCGCTGCCACAACCGCGCCCACTACGGATGCAAAGGCGGTGCTCATGCGGTCTCCAGCACCAGGCGGCTCAGGCCCGTGCCATCAGGCTCGTGCGCGCCCACCACATAAGCAACTGACCCCACAGTGACCGCGCTGCCAACCGGGTTGGCAGGCACATCGCTGGTCTTGAGGGTGATGGCGGGCTGGCTGCTGGCCATGCCCATCAGGCCCACGTTGCCCAGCGCGTAGCCTTTGTCGAAGATGGCGTCTACTACAGACCCGCCAACAATGATGACCTCGTTTGTAGAAAGCCGTGACACGACCGCCCGGTTGAGACGGTTGAGGGCGGCCGAAAACAGGGCAGACATTGTTGCTGGTCTGATAGACGCTTCGATTTAGGTCGCAACCGGCAGGTATTGGCCGAGCTTGATAGCCACAGTTGCGGACGGGTTGGCAGCAGCCTCTACCGCCACACCCACGCACTGCTGCGAAGTGGTGGTCTTATTGACGACCTTGTTGGTGGCGTCCCAAAAAACGCGATCACCCACGGCAATGGCCAGGGCGCTGGTTTTGCCAATGGTGACGACGCCTTCGGTAATGAATTCACCTGCGGTGGCGTTGGCCGTGTCGTTGATGGCGACGCCAAACAGGCCAGCGCCGAAGAGGTAGCCAACGCCGCTGGCGACTGCTGCGGAAGGGGTCAAGGTGAGGGTTTCACCCTCTTGCTTAAAAGTTTTCATGGTGTGTGCTCTGAAGTGGGTGGGTGGGCTACCGGTGCCATGCTTTTGGCTGACACCGGTGGTGCGCTATCAGGCCGTGGCTTTCAGCAGGCCACGGTAGTCAACGGCTTTGGCTGCAAAGTCGAGGCGGCATTTGTAGGAGACGCCGTCTGTCTCGAACCCGATTTCGGATTCGATAACCGGGCCTTCTGCGCCGTCGAGGTAGCAATACTCGACCGTGTCGACCTGGCTGTTTGCGGCGGCCAGATACCAGGCTGTGGAGCTGTTGGCGTCCAGCACGGGCTCAACTACGGGCGTTACGGCTGTGCGGCCACCGGCACGGAATTCGTTGATTTCCGCTTTGGTGCTGGGAACGTAGTTGGCGCTGGTGAGGTTGTAGGCGGTTTGCTCCAGCGCGGCGGGCACGATGAGGAAACTTGGCGCCAGGTTGAGCTCTTCGGACTGCAGGCCCTTTTGCAGGCGCATGGCAGTGCGGCCAGCCGTCAGCGTGCCAATGGCCAGCGCGCTGCTGGTGAGCAGGTTGGCGTGGCCGCCTGCGGTGGTGACGGCAGTGGCGTTGAACAGCGCGCCGGTGTCTGCCAGGGCCGCGTTGGCGGTGAGCTGGGCGTAGACAGTGCGGTTTTCCAGGCGGCGGGCTGCAAAGCCAAACGCGGAGACCATGCGCTCGAAGGCGCGCAAGTCATCATTGACGATGGCCTGGCGTGTGAGAGACACGATGCGCCCGTAGGTGAGCATGGCGTAGGTCTCGCCGCCGTCGGACATGGCGCCGTATTTGAACTCGCCGGCCTCATTGGTTTGCAGCAGATCGGGCGCGCCGGCCAGCTGAACCACGGACATGTTTTTGAAGTCAGGCGCGTTGGGTGCGCGGCGAGCCCACAGGGCGTAGGTGCCTGCGTTTTCGTCATACGCGCTGCGCAGGCGTTTGTTGGCCACGTTGGCAAACAGGCTGCTGAAGTCGGAGGTGCCCATGGGGCCACCTGCGCGGAAGTTGAGGATGCGGCTGGCCAGGGTCATGCGGTCCAGGCCACGGGTTTGCTGGCCATGGGCCTCCAGGAAGTCGCGGCCCATTTCAATGAGGCTCAGGCCCCGGTACTGGCGGCCGTTGTCGTCCAGCTGGGTGTTGGCGGCAATGCGATGCAGGATGGCCTGCTCGATGCCAGCCATGCGGGTGGTCATTTCATCGCGCACGGTTTCAATGCGGCCCACATTGCGGTGGCCACCCGATGCGCTGTCGCGGCGGGCAAGTTCGTCAAGCACCGCGCGGCTGGCTTGTTCGACCGTGTTGCCGGCGCGAATCATGTTTGCAGCGAGCTGTGACACGCCGTGGCGTGCGCAGAGGTCGGCAATGTCGGCAGCGCGGGTGTCGGCGGCTGCGGGGGCAGAGACCGGTGCAGCTGCAGGTGCAGCAATGGCTGCGGGCGTGAGGGTTTGGGCCGGGGCGGTGGTGCCGCCGTCGGCGTTGGTGTTACCAGGCATGGAACGTCCTTCTGTAGTTGGGGTTGGGGTTGCGGCGGAAATGCCCACCGTGGGCGTTAACTCGGTTATGGCGCAGGGGTAGCTGCGCACTTCATGGCCGGATGCGTCTTGCAAGCGGCCTGCGACACTGCGGACTTGGCTGTCCATGTCGGCAGGGATGGGGGTGAGGCTGACCTCCATAGGGGTCCAGCGGGTGACGCGATAGGTCCACATGCCGGTGAGTTGGGCAGGGGCGATCATTTCGATGGCGTCGCGCACGTAGCCGACGCTGACGTTGCGGATAACGCGGTCTTCAAGGTCTTGGACGATGCCGCGCACGGATTCGCGACGGCTGAGCTGGCTTTGCACCACGCCTTCACCGTTGCTGATGGTGGGCTGGTCGCACACGCCGATCTGATCTTCGAGGCTGTAGGCGCTGTGGCTGTTCAGCAGCGGGGCGCCACGGACCAGGCGCTCGGTATTGATTGCCTCGGCAGAGACTTCGAGTTGTTCGATGTAGTAACGGCCGTTTTGCCAGTCATAACGACGCACTGGAGCGCCAGTAGTGAAGACCAGCTCGAACCGGGCCGCGGGGGCAGATTCACCGGCAGCAGCGTCGGCGCGGGTGACGTTGCGCACTTCCATTTGCAGGCCCACCAGGGGCATGTCGGCGGTGCGCGTTTGGATGGATGTTTGTGATGGCATGCACGGCACTTTGCCGTGGTAGCTGTTCCATTTCCATAAAAAATGGGACGATTTTCAACTTCTTGGTTATGCGGAGACAATCCGTCGCCACGGCATCCCCGGCTTATCCCCAGAACACGCCAGCCAACGGTACAGGGTTGCCCTATTTGTGCGGCCCTTCACAGGGTTGCGGTGTGACTATGCGATTGAATTGTTTGCTGTGCAAACCTTAGCCGTTTCCGCATGCTTCGGACGTAAAAAAGCCCCAATGAAGGGGCTTGATTGATCGCATTAGTTAGGTTTCACAACAGCCCCTCCTGCACAGGCTCGGGCGCTTTCTCGGGCGGCAGTAGCGTGCCCTGGGCCTGGGCGCGGGCTATGCGCTCGCAGGCAATGTCGAAATACTTGCGCTCGCGCTCGATGCCGGTGAACTTACGGCCAAGCTGTGCGCAGGCAACGCCTGTTGTGCCGCTGCCCATGAATGGGTCGCAAACCGTCTTGGCTTCCGACACAAGCGAAAGACACCACTCCATCAATGGCACCGGCTTTTGCGTTGGGTGCGCTTTGTCTCTTTCGTCGCAATTGTGCTGGTGAATGCTGTATTTAAAAACCTTTGCCGGTCGCTTCGCGTTCGTGAAAGCAAGTTCCGCCGAAGCGAAGTTATCAACCGTTTGGCACTTGTCCCACACAAGGAAATACTCACTCGTTGGCAGCGGGAAATTGTTGCCGCCCCAAATTATCGAAACAGCACCAAAAGCCAGAAGCTGGTCGAACAATTCCTTTTCCGGTTGCTTGTCCCACTCAATTCCGGTTTTCTCTGCGCCGTGCCCTTTGAATCGCGTCGTCCCGAATCCTTTCTCAAACCGTTTAATGCCATACGGCGGGTCGGTCAGCACCAGATCGACGGGTGGCAGCAACGGCAGCACCTCGCGGCAGTCCCCGTGCCAAAGTTCCGCGTTCCCAATCACTACTTTCTCTGCCATCTCAATTCCTTTCTATCGTTGCCGTCTAACCGCCAGTTCAACCGGACGCCAAGGCGCCGGTTAACTTATTGGTTAAACCGCAAATGTGCAATCGCTGCGTCAATTGCTTTTCCTACCGCCGAAGGACAGGGCGCTTCGTCAATTTCAATATCGCCGCGCCGCCATTTGTTGTGGACTTCCAGCACACGGGCA